CTCTTTAGTGACAGTAGGTCCGATCTGCCCCGTGAGCGGGTCTGGCCGGGCAAACTCTGTCCCCCTGTCCAAGAATGGAGCCGACCGCTTCATGACGAGGTACTGGCTCTGCTGCTCAGGAGGCAACTTGCTGAAGTATTCCCACTCCTGAACGTTGGACGGCATGTCACTAGAGCCGTCCTGCTGCGCCTTGATCAGGTCAATGGCCATCGGCCGAGTGACGGGGTTAGCCAGAAGCTGCGCCATCACTTCCCGAGGCGGTAGACGGGCGCCAGCGGGCGCGGCGGTCGGCTGGGCTAGGGTAGGAGCCTGATAGCCTCCAGACCCGTTGCCGCCCTGCTTATCGGCCCACGCCTTGAAATCGGCAATCGTCATGTCGGCAAGGTGCGGGTTCGCCTGCATCACTTCCGGGTCAACATAGGCCGACACGGGAGCGTTGGGGTCGCCGTTCAGCACCTTGGGGGCGCCGTCAGCGCCGAGGAAATGAGCTGCATAGAGCGCGCCGGGGGTGACGGGGACGCCCGAGCCTTTCAGCGCGCGGGCGTTCTCTGCGGTGAAGACGCGCATTGCTCGTTCCTGCTGGTTCGGGTCAAGGCGTCCGTCCGGCGTCAACCCGAGATCGGGATGTCGCGCGGCAAGATCAGCCCACGTCCCCTCAAGGAACTGATAGCGACCCGTCGCGGAGGAATTGGGGTTCTTGGCGTTGTCATTGCCCCCACTTTCAGCCCGGCGCGTGTTCGAAAGGAACGCCGTGAGCAGCGGGTCAGCAGCGCCTTCGGCGGCCGCGTGACTGCCCCCCACTAGCTGGTCGGCATAGGCAGCGGGGGAGGTGGGGCGAACCGCAGCTTGGGACGTTGGAGCGCCGTAGAGCGTGCCTGCATACTGCTTGAGCAGTTCAGCGGCTTCGCCTTCGTCCTTGATGCCCTTGGTAAGCCCGTAGCCTTTGGCAAACTCGCCGTAGATATCAGGCTTGTCGTAGCCCTTGGGAACTACAAAGCCAGGATAGTTGATCGCCATCAGAAGCCCCCGCCATAGCCGGGAATGCCGTAGGAGCCCCGGCTATTTTTGTACGTGCTGGCGCCGGTCGCTCCAGTCCCAACCCCGCCGCCGCCGCCGCCGGGCATGCCACCCATGCCAAAGAATGACCCCGCGACTCCGGCAACGTTGTTCGCCAGTTCCCAAAGCGAGCCCTGCCCCGCTTCCTTGCCCGAGGCGATCTGATTGTTCGCGCCCATCATGCCCGAGCCAATGTCGCCAGCCACACCGAGGCGGGTAGCGCCGACCTGCCCGGTTTGCGTGGCCAGATCGCCAAGTGTACCGATCTGACGATCAATGCCGCCCGTAATGCCGTTGATCCAGTCGTTCCAGCCCTGATCGGCCATACCCACGCCGTGGCGCATCAGGTCGATTTCGGTGTTACCCGACTGAGTGCGACCGAGAGCCGACGCATTGCGGAGGATGGCCTGCTCACCCTGATCGACCGAATACTGATAGCCGGGCGCTTCCTGGAACATGCCGCGGGCCTTGGCCGATCCCTCAGCGCCGTTCAGCCCGTAGATATCACCCAGGATGCCCTCAGCATTGGGACCAAGGCTTGCCAGGTTGTTGGACTGGTTGAGATAGCCTTTCTGGGCCGCGTCGGTGCTGTCGATGATGCCGTTGAGCCGCGTGTCGAGCCCGCCCAGGATCGACTTGTTCTGCTCGGCAGCATTGATCGTTGCCTTGCCCTTGTTGAGGCCAAGCATATCGAGAAGCCAATCCATCGGGGTCTCCTAAGCGGCAACAGTTGTGCCGGCTGGCGAGCGCCATGCCGTGCCATCGAAATAAACGGGAACGCCGGTCCCTGCCCCGGCTCCCTCGCTAGGCTTGCGCCCATTGGATGCAAAAGCGCGGTCGCCAGCCGTGGCATTGGTGGGCAGGTTGGCGACGGTGACGGGGGTCGTCTCCTGGATCAGCCTGCGAAGGGCCGCGTCCCGGTCGCGCTCATAATCGTACCAGGCCGTGGTCGGTCGGCCGTCAACGTTGAACCAACTGATCGTCGCGTCGAGCAGCCGGGAGAGTTTGCGGATGCTCACGCCACCACCTGTCCGTCCCAGGCCCCGCCGAAGAAGGCGATGTCGACCGGGTCGCTGATCTGGAGCCGCCACTGCCGCCCGCGCGAGCCGGTCATGCCGCAGCGCCGCACATCCACGGTCGTCATCTCTCCCTGCGTGCCCAGTCGCCTGTCGAGAGAGTTTCCGAAGGTTCGCCCTCCATCATCGCTCCATGACACCCGAACGATGGGGTCTGTTTCGATTGGCGAGATACCCGCATCGATGCCCACGCCCGTGGCAAAGTCGAAAGCGGCCCGATCAAACGCGATGCGAGAGGGAAAGGCGTGCGTCTGGGTGGAGCGCACTTCCCATGGCAGGGGATTGCCAGCCTCTCGCTTTTCGGTGCCGTCGATCTTGAACACGCTAGCGCTGTCACGGTCGAAGGCCAGCCATTCATCGAAAGCACTGATGGCGAACTGTGCCCGCCACCGACCCTCCGAATAGCTCTCCCGCTCGTGCCAGCCGCCTGTGGTCCGGTCAAACACCCACGTCCACGAAGCCGACGACAGCACCCAATAGGCATGCCCCGCAGCAACAAACGCCGTCGCGAGCAACTCCTCTGCGTCCGTCACCGCCTCGAGCAGCCGATCCAGGTCGGCATTGCTGATCTTCTTGGCCACATAGCCGTCCAGCATGCGAACGGTGCGGTCGCTGGCAACCCAGATGGGCGTATTGCCCCAGCCCGGCTCATAACCTGCCACCGCATAGGGTCCGAGGAGGCCGTAGGGTATGACGGTGGAGCGCTGGAACGGGAAGCCCGTGGGAGCCCCCACGTTGCCCCAGAACTCGGTTGTCGAGACGCCCATCAGCATCAGATCGCGGTCGCGGGGGATAGCCCTCAGCAGCCCGTCCGGGTCGGCCTCGGCGTTGGCATTATCGGTGGAAGCGAACGTCACGGCATTGATGCCAGAGGCGTAAGCACGCCCGGCGGCAGAGGTGACGATGAAATAGCCGTCGAGAAAGCAGATGGAGTTCACGGCCGGAAGGTCAGCGTCCGAAAAGTCCGCGACCGAGCCCCCTGATATGCTGATCTGCGACATGCCGGAGTCATGGACAGCCAGGATATTGGTGGTGGACGCCATGTTGCGGGCCATGAACACCGGCCCGGAGCCGGGGACAGTGCCCGTTAGCTGCGTCGCGGTGTACGTTCCCCCCGATTTGACCACCGAGTACGCTTTGTCGCCGCTCACCACATAGAGCACCGAGCCGACCAGCAGCGCCCCGCGATGACCTGTCTCCGTTGCGAACTTCTCAAGTGACAGGCCGGGGGCGCGACGAATGACAAGCTTGCTGCGCGAGCCTTCCGGGGCCTTCTCGGCAATGGCGTTGATAAGCCGACCGCCGCTTTCCAACTGGCTGGTGCCGGGGGCGGTGGAGAAGGGGAACAGGATTTCCGGCACGGCTAGTAATACTCGCTCGTCTGGCGCTGCCCGGACAGCGAATAGAGGTTCAGTTCCCGTAGGCGCTTCTCAGCGTAGAGGCGTACAGTCTCGTCCTGCGCTTGCCCAAAATCCCCCGCAACCGAGTTGGCGAGGATGTCGGCCAAATGCACGAAGGCGGCGTCATCGATCTCGTCAGGATCACCCCAGACGAAGATATTGCGCACGGCGAGGTCGCTCATGACCGGCTCCAGCTCGTCATTGACAAACTGACTGTCCTCAGCCGAGGCGGTCTGGCCTGCGCCGACCACCTTGAGCTTTTGAAGAGCGCGGTTCACCAGTTCGGAACGGGTCTTGGTCATGAGCGGCCTCGCGGGTCGTTAGGCGGCCGGGGGAGCGGCGACGTATGCGAGCTTGTCTTCGGCGCTGAGGTTGTTGAACGCCTCGGCGTCCTCCTTGCTCAACCCTTCGATGACTTCCTCGTCCTTGTCGCCACGCATGACGGCATAGACGCCACGGCCGCGATGCACGGCGCGGAGGTCGCTGTCGCCATTGGGAGCATCAGCCTGGCCGGGGGTGACCTTGTCGGGGCCACGCTGCGGCTGATCGGGGACAGGGGCAATCGCAGGGCCAACAGTGGGCTGACCCGTCACAACGTCCTTGGACCCCTGCCCAAGAAGCGCACTGTCACGCTCTGCGGAAGTCCGAACAGCCGTATCGGCCGGGATGTCGCCGGACACCTTGAAGAACGGATGCCCGTCGAACTTGCGGAGGTGCGAGGGGTTGGTGACTTCCACCGACTTTCCACTGGCAAAATCGTAGCCCAGGACCGTGGTGGCCTCCGGTAGCGCGTCGTCCTCGATCTGCTCTTTTGAGGGAGCGTAAGTTACCTTAGCCATGAGCAAAGCTCCTTACTGGGGAAGAATGTAGCAGATGACAGCCTTGCCAGCGCCAGTGGTTGCCGCGGTGCCGGTGAGGCCCGGCGTCACGGTGAACGTGGTGTCGGCAGTCAGGGTGAGAGCGACGTTTTCATCCAGAGGAACAAAGCCCAGCGTCGTGCCGCTGAGGTCCGTGCCGTAGAGGTCATCGTCGGCCGTGGTGCCGATATCGATGACGTTGGAGGTGCCAGCATTGAACACCGTGTTGACCACCAGGCCGGACATCGGCCGGACGATGGTGGCGCCGGCCGGGAGGGTGCCGATCACCTTTGCGCCAGTATCGGAGAAGGTGAAGTCCTTCTGGATGTACTGGATGTGCTGGTAGAGGTCGTTCCGCGCGGGAACGCTGTTCTGAAGAGGCATCTGCCTGCTCCTTTTCAATCATGAAGGGGAAAGGGGCGACCTTAGCCGCCCCAAAGGATCAGGCGTCCAGCGGAGCCGAGAAGAAGCCGGTCACCACGCCAACCTGCTTGAGGGCAGTGCCGGTGTTCGGGTGCTTCTTGAACATCTTGGAGATGCCATAGGCCATTTCGACGCCGACGCCCTTGATGAAGTCGTAGTCGTCTTCCTTGCGGTAGGTGTCGCGGGGACGCTGACCCCAGCCGAGGACGACCGCCTGCTGGCCAACCATGAACACCGGCTCGACACGGGACGACGAGGCGCCGGCCGTGGTGAGCGAAGTCCAGACGTTGGTCACGTAGGACGAGATTTCCGGGACTTCGCGGATGATCACGCCATTGAACAGCAGATCGCCATCCTGGAACAGCGGGTTGTTGTCCATGCCGCGACCTTCACGAGCGCGAGCGCTCATATTGATCGTTTCGAGGGACGCCGCCATGTCGCGGAAGGTGTTGGAACCCGCGAAGATGACGAAATGCTCGTAACCGTCATTGGTGGTGAAGGGGCGGATGCCCGGGTCGCCCTGCGATGCGAGGCGCTTGAGGAGGC